GCCGAAGCTGAAAAGAAAGTATATCAACTAACAGAAGATCTCTTACACGTTAAGAAAGACTTCAAGGATGTAGCTGCTGGCTACAAAGATCGCATGAAAGAAATTGAATCTGAAATTAAAGCGATTGTAGAAGAAGCTTCAATTGGAGATCCAACTAAGTAAAACAAAAAACCCGGTGTAAAAACCGGGTTTAATTTTTTATTGTTTAATGATTGGTTTGAACGTACCATCTTTTAAGTTAAGACTACCGTCGCCATATTTTTGACTCAGTGAATTTAAAAGATTTGATTCTTCTTGTTGGGTTTTTTTCCAATTTTCGAATATTTCGGTACGTTTAGTTTGTAGTTCTTGTAACTGTTGTTCCAAGTCTGTTTTTTCCAAGTCAATTTGACCAAGCATATAAATGTTTTGTTGATAATCAGTTTGTAACTTAGCAATTGCTTGTAGTTCTACGTCTGTAAATTTTACGATATCACTCATATTTAGCAATACATATGTATGTCAGTTAGATTTTAGTTATTATAAATTTTATGATTAAAATTAAATTTGACAATGACTACTGTGTATGTATAATTAGATTATAGTCTAAGGCTGGTAATCTTTGACTAGTATATGTATACCAATTATTAAACACAAAATATAGTTGTAAATATGTCAGTGAAGAATATTATATCAAACGAACGTCAATCAAAGTATGCCGTAATTAGAAATGGCATGAGAGTTTCTGATTTGGATTATCTAAGTAAAGATGAAGCTAAGTCAGAATATGATCATTGGAACAAGGTAATTACACGTTGGCCCGATGGCAGTAAACTTGAAATTGTTGAAGTGAAAGGTAAATAATGAGTAAAGAAGTGTTTGGACTAAGAGAAAAAATTGCTAAAGCTACTAACGAACAAGAGATTGTTAAGTTATTGAAAATTGGCAATTCATATGAATTCGCAAGTGCTAGAACCCGTGCTTCTTGGAAGAATACAGGATTTAGAGTTTTAGAGAATCTAAAGAATGTTAATTCGACATCAGAAGAAAAATCTGAAGTTAAACCCAAGTCAAAAAAGACAAATAAGTAATTCAAATTATTGATTGTGATTGAAAGACGTTACTAATGTAACGTCTTTTTTTGTTTATATTTGATATTTATTAAGTGAATGACAGAATCATTTCGTGTACTGACTTTGCCATCAAATTATGAGGAAATGGAAATCTTCATAAAAAATAACAGAGTCAAATTAACAGAACAAATTGTTTTATCGGTGCAATACGCACTAAGCAATGGATTTTCGTCTGTCGAAGTGTTTAATTTTGAGGATTCAGACTTCATCGTTATACTGGATCAATCCACTTTTAAAGATAATATTGATAACATTTTTGATTATTACATCAAATCTGAACAATATGAGTTTTGTGATCGGTTAGTTAAATTAAAAAAACAAATAGAACAACATGAGCAAAAACAACAAGAAATCAGACACAAGCCCAAAGGTTCATCAAAACGCAAAGATCAGAGATGATGTTAAAATTGATCAACGTGAACTAACACCAAAACAAATTGAATTACTAGAATTATTAAAAAATAAAAATACAAAATGTGTCTTCATATCAGGCCCTGCCGGTACTTCCAAAACATTTACTAGTATATTAGCCGGATTATATTTATTAAATCAAAAAAGAGTGAGTGAAATAGTATATGTTAGAAGTATAGTTGAAAGCAGCGATAGTAAGTTAGGGTTTTTGCCTGGGGAAATGGATGAAAAAATGAGTCCATATATTCAACCGCTTATTGATAAATTGGAAGAATTATTGCCAAAACATGATATTGATAAATTAAAAAAAGAAGAACGTATTCATGGATTTCCAATAAACTTTTTACGAGGATTAAGTTGGAATGCTAAATGTATTGTAGCAGATGAAGCACAAAACATGACTAAGAAAGAACTTACTACGTTAATCACGCGTGTAGGTGAATTTAGTAAATTGTTTATTTGCGGTGATCCAGATCAAAGTGATATTAATGGTAAAAGTGGGTTTGTACCGATGATGAATGTATTTGACGACGAGGAAAGTAGAAACAATGGAGTTTATGTATTTAAATTCGGTGAAGATGATATTGTAAGAAGTGGATTAGTCAAATTTGTATTAAAAAAACTTAAAACTTTGCTATAATTATATTTATATATTATTATGGCAGTATTATCTAATAACGGACGATTAATTTCTAGTTTACCCGCTACATCAATCATTAGCGCGACCGATGAATTTTTAATTCAGTCGAACGGGATTACTAAACGGACTTCGTATTCAGCGTTAACAAGTTCTATTTTAAGCGCTGCTAGTTTCAATCCGTTTATTAATCAGGTAAGATTTACAAACGTCAATAATAAATTTACGGGTAGTTTTTATGGAAATGTATATGGTACCTCTACAGGAACTAATGTAACCATAACTGCCGGAGATGGATTAAGTGGTGGGGGTATATTAACGTCAAATAGATCTTTAGCCGTAGATTCTACTGTAGTAAGAACTTCAGGTACACAGACGGTGGGTGGTTCAAAAACGTTTTCTTCTATAATTCTCGGAGATATAACGTCAGCTGGTACAAGTACATTTACTACTGTAGATATAAACGGCGGCGCTATAGATGCGACTACAATAGGTGTTACATCCGCCGCGGTTATTACTGGAACAACAATAACAGCAAATACTGGATTTGTCGGTAGTTTAACTGGAAATGTAACTGGTAATTTAACCGGAGATGTTTATAATTCTACAACAACAAAAGTATTAGAAAGTGGAAATACTACTACAACACCAAACGGAGGAGTTTCATCAGCATATTTTTATGGTACTAGTTCTTATGCAAATCAAGCTCTTACGGCTGCTTATGCTGCTACTGGCGGAACTATTGTAAATGGTATACCAATCGGTGGTACTAGATATCAACTTTTAGCTAAAAATTCAGGTACAAATTATGATGCTATTTGGACCAATCCAATAACAGCTAGTACAGTAGGTGTTGCAAATTATTTAACAATTTGGGATGGTAGTAGAGTTATTAAAAATGTGAATAGTTTTTATTATAACACATCAGACTATGTTGTTGAATTACCTTTGAGAGCAAAAACTGGGTTTTATATTAGCTCTGGAGATGGGGGTGCTTTTACAGGTTCTTTGAGAAATAATGAAGATCTCAAAACAATTACTACACCTGGCCAAACACGTACTTTGAATGGGGATAAATTCGGATCAATAAAATTGGAATTGTCTTCTAGTGGTACAATTACGATGTCATTGAAGTCTGGTCAGACCAGTACAATATTAATTGAAAGTAACGGCAGTGGTAATAATGTAACAGCGTGGACCGGATTAAATGATACTGGTACGGTATCTATTTATTGGAAAAATGGAGCTGTTCCAACAGTAAGTAGTGGTGCCGGTAAAAAAGATATATTCACATTTATCAATGTTCAGGGAAAAATATTTGCATCAGCAATTCAAAACTTCAGTTAATATGATTAAAGGGTTTTCATTTTGGAAAAATGTGGATGACGTACCGGGTGTTACTTACAAAATATTTTCAGGTACAACTACATCTAATGCTGCCGTGTGTGCCAATGGACAAGCTGAAGTTGAATATAGTTACACATCCGTGAGTGCCGGAAACGGATCTGCTATTTTTTATAGTACATTGGATGGATGTCCTGGAGGAGTTTCAGTTACAATTACATCATGTTTACCATCGGATGCTACTGCTTTAACATTAGTAAATGGAGGAGATCCTTTATCTGGTACCGCTCCACGATCCACTCCAACAGCAACATTAACTAATTGTTAATATAAACTAACAATTTAATATACTTATAATATATGGCAACGAGTCCTTGTAATAATTTAAACGTAAAAACGCTGAGAATAAGTCAGTTAGCCGCATCTACAGGTATTAACAATAACGATTTAATTGCAATTTCACAATTCGATTCAGTAAACAACGTTTATTATTCTAAAAAAGCTACATGTAGTAGTTTGATAACTTATTTTGGGACTGTAAATGGTTCTTATAAAGGTTCGTTTACAGGAAGTTTAAATATTCAATCCGGATTTACAGGATCATTGACTCTAGCAAATACAGCCGGATCTGTAACCAGTAATTATTTACCCGTTAAAATCAACGGAACTACATATAAAATTTTATTATACAATCTTTGATACTTATATAATATATGCCAAGTCCTTGTAACAATTTAAATGTAGTCCCAATTAAGGTAAGTAAACTTGTAAGATATCAAAATCTTGATGCCAACGATTTTTTTCTTACCGTTGAATCCGGTTCTAGTTTAACTTCAAGACGTAGTACTTTAGCAGATTTAAAAAATGCACTTAACAAATTAACTGGATCTTATACAGGTAGTTTTTTAGGAAGATTCAGTGGTAGTTTTACAGGCAGTTTTAAAGGAAAATTAAGTGGTAGTTTTAGTGGTAGTCACTATGGCAAATTTATTGGCAAAAACGCAAGTGTGAGTGGAAGTTTTAGTGGTAGTTTTTACGGCATAACAAACTTTAGCAAAACATCATCTTATTTATTACAAACTACACAGAACACAACAAAAGGAGTAGGCTACTTTGACGGTACACGATTAATAAGTGCTCCTGGTTTATTATTCGATAACAACACTTCTGGTGTAAAATCTCTTAGTATTTCATCATCTTTACCGTTTAATTATTTAAACGTCGCAAGTCGTGGATTAACTAGTGGAGGTGTTCAATATAATCAGGCTGCAATCAGTCTATTTAATTTAAATAGCTCTGAAGCTTATCCAAATCGTGACGGATGGACTATTTTTTCTAACAGAAGTGGTAGTTTAACATTTACAACGCCGATTGGATCATACGAAATTTCTAATTCAAGCGTTGTATCTCGGGCGACAGCTGGAGAGGCCATTATTTATGGTATGGTACAAAGAAGAAATGGTTTCTATTTTTGGCCATATATGACTAACAATACACCATCTAGAGATGGTGCTATTGGTATAGGTGTACAACCACCAAATGAACCAACAGGATCATTCGATAAATATTTAAGAGCCAAACTACAAATAAACATGTTTAGTGGTAGTGGCGAAGGTCCATGGAGTATACCTGCAACAGTTGAAAATCGTGCTACGGCTATATTGGTTAATTATGGATCTGGAAGTACTACAACCGGATTTACAAAAACATTCTTTGTATCTGGAAGTGGTAATACCTACATACATGGTAAATTGAATGTTAATAGAGGCGTTACCGGGTCTTTTAGAGGAGTTGACAACATTACTAATTTTAAAGGTACCGGAAAAAAAGTATCGTATAATGGTACTTCAAGTTATTCTGTAAGTAGTAGTTATAGCATATTGGCATCAACGGCTAGTTACATATCAACTGGCGGAGGAGATATATTTGCAAATGCTTATTATGTACAAAAAACAGGCGGTGGAACACCTGTTAGTACAGGCACAGCAAATACATTCGGAAATATAGTTGTACCAGCTGGTAAAACATTAAAATGGTTTAAAATAGAAGGTAGTTTTAATGTAAGTGAAAATAATGGTGTAACACTAAACGGTGTAAGTTTGGGTGGCACATTAGTTTCTTCAAATGTGTATTCAAGTTGGGGATGGCAAAAAGGATATTATTATAATCCTGATTCGGGTGATATAATTACACATTTCACAATCGAAGGTATACCTCCAGCTGCCGTTACCACAGGTACTATTTCGGTAGTGGTACATACAACCAATGTAGGATCCAATACATGTAATGGATATGCTGTTGGATATTTTTAATTTTCTTGACATCTATTCAAATTTAGTTTATATATATTCTTAGATGGTGATCTATTAGACACTATCTACTATAGTGCTCGAGTGAGGCTATTAGGTTAATAAGTTCAATAGAATTATTAAAAAGAAAGGTAAATATATGTCAGTAATTAAATATAGTCCGTTTACATTGCGTCACATTGATCGTGACGAATTTTTAGCTCCATTTGATCGTGTCTTCGATGAAGTATTCGCGAATCAATTTCCAGAATTAACAAAAGAATTGGGTGTGGGTTTCTTTGAAAAACAAAGTTATCCCCGAGTAGATGTTATTGATTATAATGATAGAGTAGAAATTTTAGCTGAGATTCCTGGTTTAGCTAAAGATGAAGTTTCTGTAGAAGTACAAGAAAATGTACTTACTATTAGTGGTCAAAAAATCAAAAAAATTGATGACAAAGAATTTGCTGGTAAGTACATTCGTAGAGAATTGAAACACAGTAGCTTTAAACGTAGTTTTACTCTAGGAGATCAAATTGATAAATCTACACCTCAAGCAAAATTTGAAAACGGTTTGTTAAGGGTTACACTATCAAAGGTAAAACCAACAATTCCCGTCACAAAGAAAATAAAGATTGATTAATATTCAATCAAGGTTATATTAACCCCGTTATTAAATTAACGGGGTTTTTATTTTATAGATATTTATAGATATGATACAGTTTAAACATTTGGTAATATTTACATCACTTCTAATCGCAGGATGTGCTGCTTATTTTAGCGTATATGGTATAGGTTTACTATTTTCAGGCGCAACTATTGCTGCTATGATAATGGCATCATCACTAGAATTAGGTAAACTCGTAACAACTTCATGGTTGTTTAGATATTGGAACAAAGCTAATATATTAATGAGGACATATATGATAATTGCTGTATTTGCGTTAATGGCAATTACATCATTGGGTATATTTGGATTTCTAACAGCTGCATTTCAAAAGTCTTCATTAGAAACAGAACTATCGATTAATAAAATTTCTACAATGGAAGTTCAAAAATTGGATGAAAATAGTAAAATTGAAGCTACTAAAAAGTCGATAGAAAAGATATATGCTCTTAGAAGTTCACAAGAATCCAGACTAAATGGTGTATTGACCAATGTTTTAATTGCACGAAATCCAATACAATTACAGAATATTCAAAATCAAATTAACGATCAAATCGGAGATTTAAACAAACAATTGGACGGAGAAAATGAAAAACTAAAACGTTATAGTGATAAAGTTTCTGAAATTGAAGAAGGAATTTTTAAATTGAAAGTGGATAATAGTCAAAAGAAGGATATTACAACATTTAAATTCGTTGCCGATCAATTTGATACTACAATACAAAATGTTGTAAAGTGGTTTATTGCAGTGTTGATTGCTGTATTCGATCCATTAGCTGTTATTTTGTTATTGGCTTATAACATATCTACAAACAAAGTTTATGACGAAGAAACTAATGATTACGAAATTTATAAAGATCAAAAACCAATTAAAAAAGAAGAACCTGTAACTGAACCTAAAGAAACTTTTGTTGAAAAGGTTGTTGAAAAAATAGTTGAAGTTGAGAAGCCTGTAGAAGTAGAAAAGGTTGTTGAGAAAATAGTTGAAGTTGAGAAGCCTGTGGAAGTGGAAAGGATAGTTGAGAAGATAGTTGAGAAGCCTGTACAAAAGATAATAGAAAAACCAATTTACAAACCAAGTGGTGTTAGAGGAATGTTTAGTTTTTAAAATAAAAAAATTTAATTAATTTTTTATCTATATATGTACTTATACGTATATGGACGAAAAAGAAATATTAGAATTGTACAAAAATTTAAAACGTGGGTTTGATACTTCCAATTGGGATTTAATCCAAGAATCTATAGACTATATATCAGAGTATGTAGAATTGGCAGATGACGACGAAACGTTAGATGAATTAAACTGATGATATACATACTGTTACTTTTATTGTTGTTTTCAACAATATTAAATATTTTTTTGGTAATCTCGCTAAAAAAGGCATTTAATCAGATCGACTTATTAGAAAGTTGGTTGGTAGATTTTAAATCGTTGGTAAAAAATACATATAATAAGTTGAAATCTGTGGATGACCGAGGTATATTTGTTAAAGACGATGATGTTGGTGTTCTATTTACAGATTTGCTTACTATCATTGAAATAACAAATACTAGAATTCAAAGTGATGATAATTATAAATCCTCCGATTTTAATGAAAAAAACAAAAACGAAATCTTATAAGAAGATTAAAAAGGTTACTTCTGTTAAGACAAAAAAGAATGTCAAAAACAAGATAAAGCCTAAACTTAAGAAAGTAGTATCCAAGGTAAAGAAACCAAAAATTACCATTGGCGTTTTGTTGCCATCTAAACAACCAACCAAGTCTACTTCTACATCTAATATAGAAGTTCCACGTTCTATCAAACCAGAATTAATCGAAGCAAATATTAAAGATGGTTCTGAAGAAGAATCTCAATTTGATATTAATGGAGAACGCAAAAAACGTCGTGGAAGAAATAAGAAAGAAAAAATTTATTTTTCTAAAAAAACAGAGGATGCTATCATTGAATACAACGCAGAAGAAGATGAAATCAAACGTAATATGATTTATGAAAATAAAATAAAATTCAGTTTTGAAAAATTAGTAGAAAATATATTCAATACATTTAAATTTACATACTTTGATAATAGTCCAATTGAAATTCAAAAAGAAACAGTATCACATTTAGTAACTAATATTCATAAATTTCAAGCAGGTAAAGGTAAAGCATTTAGTTATTTTAGCATTGTTGCCAAGAATTATTTAATATTTCACAACAATAACAACTATAAAAGATTCAATCAACACGTAGATATTAGCGAAACCCCAAGTGAATCTTCAGTATGTTTACAAACAGAGGATGCACATCATAAAGACATTCAGACCCAAGAATTTATGAAACTTATAGTAAATTACTGGGAAGCTAATGTAATGAAAATATTCAATAAACAAAAAGATCTAAATATAGCATATGCGGTAATCGAATTGTTCAGAAACTGTGAAAGAATTGAAAACTTCAACAAGAAAACATTATATCTTTATATCAGAGAATTAAGCAATTGTAAGACTCAACAAATAACTAAAGTTATCAATAAAATGAAAAGTTATCAAAATTTGGTAATGAGAAACTATAGTAATAGAGGAACATTATAAAATCTAAATAGTTAATAAAACCACTCCAAACGGAGTGGTTTTTCTATTTATAGGTATATGGACTTAAATTTCGAAATTTACAAAGGAAAGAATTTTTCTGGTCTTTGTAAGGACATAGTGAAAAATTCAGAAAATAAGAAGGATCAAATTGATATTTTGATTTCTGAGTTACGTACTTTAATTAAGACTGTCAATGACGCTGTAATAATCGTACCTCTAATCAAAGATTACTATGATGTGGGTATCAAAAACGATGAACAATTAGTAAAATTGGCAGCTGTAGTACAAAGATTGGTTGCTAAAGGCGAAGCTAGTGGAGAAGGACCGGCCATGGTACTCAGTGAAGATGAAAGAAAACAACTAATGGAAGAAGTTATAACAATCAGTAAAGGTGAATAATGAGTACAAATATATCAACCATAGTTAAAAATTCAGGCAATTTATCATCCAACATTGCGGCTGCAATTAAAGGAAACGGTAGTGCTTTGTATAAATTAGCGGTAGTTGTAGATATTATATTAGACGATAAACATCCATTTTTTGGAAAAACATCGGACAATATAAATTCTCAACCACCTCCAACAATCAAATATCAACAGTTGCCAGTTAACTATGAAAACACAATACCGTCACCATCTGATACTGACTATAGTTATATTGGTAGAGCTAAAATACGTATTCTAGGAGAAGAACAACAAACTGCTTATGAGAAATTACCGTGGGCTATTGCAATAGATAATACAGTTACACAATTGCCATTAATAAATGAACAAGTGTTGGTATTGAACGTAGGAGAAACATATTACTATACAAAGCCATTTAATAGATTAAATTATTTGGGATCCAATGGAGACTTCGTAACTGAAAAATCTAACAGTGATAATAATAAAAGTGCAGTTCCATATTTACAACCACCCAATAGAAAAAGTTATGTTAGTCATCCAGCATTTCAATCGATCAATCAAAACGGATACTTTGGCAATTATTTCATATTAAATCCATTCATAAGAAGTATAAGAAAGTTTGAAGGGGATACAGTAGTAGAAAGTAGATTTGGCCAATCTATACGTTTTAGTGCATATGATGATGATAGATTTAATGATAAAGGTGCATATCCTTCATATGCTCTTCTTGGAAATTTACTCAAAGATTCTGTAGATGGTGGATATGGAAATCCAAAATTAACTATACGCAATCGTCAACGTAATATTGCACAGAAAAAAGCACAACAATTACATCCTAAATTGCCACCTATTCCAGCGATTTCACCTTGGGAGAAAAATTATGGTGGTCAGATAGATGAAGATATTAATAATGATGGTAGCACCATTCAATTAACAAGTGGATATACAGTAAGTAATTGGAAAACCACTGTATATAAAAGTGTTTTCGGTATTACAGGTGATAATAAACCTACAGAAGAACAAGTTAGATATAATCCAAATGGATCAACCACATTTAAATTTCCAAATCTAGACGGAGATCAACTTGTAATAAATAGTGATAGATTGATATTGAGTAGTAGATTTGCAGAAACATTTCATTTTAGCAAAAAACGTTATGCTGTAGCAACCGACAGCGAATACACAGTTGATGCGAATGACAATGTAGTTATAACCACTAATAACACGGCGTGTATAAATGCTCCTCAGATATTTTTGGGTCAATTTGGAGAAACAAATGAACCAGCATTATTGGGTCAAACAACTGTAGATTGGATGTATGATTTATGTAACTGGTTACTAGATCACGTTCACTGGTATCATCACGTACATCCACATCCACATGGACATGAAGACGCTGGTAAGATTGATGCTGAAAACACCAATGATGCTAATCCAGATCAAACTCAAATACCAGTACAACAAATCAAACTTAAACTACTAAGAGATAATCTACACAAAACATTAAGCAGAAGAGTATTCGTTACAGGAGGAGGATATGCTCCTGGTAGTAATGGAGTAAAACCACCTGGTAGTGGTGGTGAATGTAAAGACCCAGTAGAAATTAATACGGTTACAGGCGCTGGAGTTGTGGGTGATTTCAAAGGTAGAAATCGTCGTGAAGGTCCAGTACAAGTTGAATTTGAATTTCAGGATTAATATATGGCATTACAAATAGTAGACATATTTGGCAACTTACAACCAGGTTCTGGCAGAACATTGCCAAGTGGAAATTTTTTATTCATACCATCATATAAAAAATATAAGTATAATTATGATTTTTATGTAGATTCCATTAACTATAATGACGCCATTCTGAATCCAAAACAAATCCTTACTTGGGATGAGTTTTATAAAAATTATACGGATTTAACATCTCTGGAACAAAATGGATATGTTAAACTTAGTTCTGGTACTTATAAAAAAGATCTTACTAAAAAACTTGCTAGAATAATTTCAATAAATAATTTATATATCACCGACGCATATCAAATAAAAACGCCTATCGCGGGTATAACCACGATGAAAGGTAATATTATAATAAATTTAGAAGAAACGGATATTTTTAAAAAAACGGTTAGAGATAAATTAGATTGTATTGCTCAAGTGTCGTCGTTGGGCGGAGATCCTACCCTATTGACCAAATCTTTGGCCGCCTTATTCTTCACCTCATATTTTGAATTTCAGACAAATTATAATAGACTACCCGAATCAAGTTACGATTCTAATTTGCAAGGAGCTGAAACTAAAATTAATGACTTTTTGAAATCGATCAAATCCGATTTAGATAAAAATATTTCGTCTGGAACTTGGAAAAAAGAGAATGTTCCTGCTTGTTTTTTACCTGATCCTGACCCGGCGTTACCTGGACCTCCTACACAAGCAATTAATGGTGTAGCAAATAAAGCTCCTGTAGTAGACAATCCTAATTTAAAACTACCGTCCCAAGAAGTAAAGGGGTTAGACGCAAATGCAGCACAACAAGCAGCATCACAAGCGCAAGGCGCAGCAAGTAATGCTGCGTCTCAAGTACAAAGTGCGGCCGGTGGATTGACTAGCCAAGTACAAGGCGCAGCTGGTCAAGCTCAAGGTGCATTAGATGGAGCTGTTGGTCAAGCACAAAGTGCAATTGGTGGTGCTCAAGAATCAGCTGGTGGTGTACTTAGTAATTTGTCATCTGGAGTTAAGGGTGCAATTGGCGGAGGTGCATTAGGAGCCGGTATAGGTGCATTAGCAGGCGGAGGAAAAGGCGCATTGATTGGGGCCGGTGCCGGATTAGTTGCGGGTGGTGTAGCTGGTAAAGTATTTGATAAACTAAATCCTAAAGGTATTAAACCAGATGGGTTGGGTAAGGATTGGTCTCCAGATAAGTTTAGTCCTGAATCTATAGCTGGAAATGATAAATTTGTAAATGCTAAAACAGGTATGGTTGAATCTACGTCTGAATTAGCTAAAGGATTAAAAGGTGGATTGTTAGGTGGTGCTCTTGGAGCCGGTATTGGAGCATTAGCCGGTGGTGGTAAGGGAGCGTTAATAGGTGGATTAAGTGGTACTGCACTTGGTGCCGGATTATCCGTTGGTGGTGTAACTGGAGGAGCTTTAGCAGGCGGTGGGTTAGGGGCCGGAATCGGAGGAATAGTTGGAGGTGGAAAAGGAGCTGTAATTGGTGCCGTTTCAGGAGGAGCCGTTGGGGCAGCTGCAGCTAAATTAGCAAGTGTACAAAAAGGAATGCCTAAACCAAATATACCAAAACCACCTAGTACACCACGTATCAAGACTGTCAAAATACCAAGACCATCAAATCCAAAAGGTGCAACAGATTTATTAAATTTACCTAAATCTCCGTTAGGTTAATAATTATATATAATAGTATGAAAATAGAAGTATTAAAAGAATTCATCAAGAAAACTGTACAACAAGAAGTACGTAATGTAATACAATCTGAAATCAAACTTCAATTGGCTGAAATATTTTCCAAAGAAGCTGTTCAGACCAAGAAAAAATCAGCTGATTCTGACTTAGAACAACAAATTCTCAAAGAATTGGAAACTATGGAAGAATCATCCGTTATTGAAGAAGAAGTTAAACCAGCTAAAAAGTTTGTAAAGTACACAAACAATCCTATGTTGAATGATATTTTGAATCAAACTACTGGAGGAGTACCACAAGAAGGTGGTATGGTTGGTATGATGGGTGGATATGGAGGTGCTACATCTCAAGTAATTACGGAAGCAAAAGTTCCTGAGAATGCTCCTGAACCAGTAAAAAGTGTTTATAGTGCTATGAATAGAGACTATAGATCTTTAATGAAGGCGGTAAACAAGAAACGTGGAGAAAAATAAGGTAACTAATGGCAACCCCTAAAAAAGCAATAGGTTTGTCTTTACCAATTCAACTTGGTAACGAGGGTTATTTTGCTACTAATAAAGATACTATTTCTCAAATAGCTGATAATATACAAAATCTATTATTAACTGTACCAGGAGAACGTAGATTTAATAATAGTTTTGGTTCTGGATTATATAATTTATTGTTTCAACCAATTGAAAGTGATGTTACAAATGATATGATTGTTGATGTAGTACAACGTGATGTTGATAAATACATCAACGGTACAACCATATTAAGTGTTGAATTATCCCCACAACAACCAGAGAATAATGATAGAAATTCAATATTTATAAGTATTACATTTAGATACAATAATACTATAGGTAAAACCCAACTTAACTTGGAAGGTAACAGAATATAATGTCAACATTAATTAACAAAACGTTTAATGCAAACACAAAAGATATTAATTATCTTAATAGAGATTTCGCATCTTTACGTCAACAGCTAATCGACTTTACTAAACAGTATTACCCACAAAGTTACAAAGACTTTAGCGAAAGTTCACCTGGTCAAATATTCATTGAACAAGCAGCATATGTTGGAGATGTACTTTCTTATTATACGGATCAGCAGTTTTTTGAAAGTTTTATTCAATTTGCACAAGATCGTAGAAACATCATAAATGGTGCTAAATTCTTGGGTTATAAACCAAAGGTAGCATCTGCTTCGTCCACTATAGTAGATATATTTCAACTATTACCAGCGACACGTTCAAGAGATAATGTTTATAGTCCAGACGAACGTTATTGTTTGATATTAAAACCCTTTACACAATTAACTAGTGTATCAGGAGTCAATTTCGTAGTGGAAGAAAGTATAGATTTTAGTCAAGATACAAAGTTTTCACCTAGAGAAATAACCGTATATAGTCGTGACAACACAGGCGCACCACAGTTTTATTTGATAAAGAAATCAGCCAAGGCTTATTCAGGTAGAGTTATAATAAAACAGTTTTCAGTTGGCGATCAAGTTCCATTTTATTCTATTAAGTTAGATGAAACTAACGTTTTGAAAATTGTAAGTGTAATTGATTCTAATAATAACAACTATTATGAAGTTGATTACTTGGCTCAAGATACAATTCCTATTGAATTAGATAACGTACCATTAAACAATCAAACTCTTTCTCAATATAGAAGTGAAACTCCAAAGGTTTTAAAATATCTACGAACTGAAAAACGATTTGTAACCACGATTGATGAAAACAATCAAACATCAATTCAATTTGGTGCTAATACTGAGAACTATGATAATACGGTCATCATTCCAAATTCAAGTAACATTGGAGTATCTCTTTCAAATCTAAAAAATCTAAACATTTCGTTGGATAACACGAATGTGTTGAAAGCAAATTCATACGGAGTTTCTCCGGCCAACACCACATTGACCATTTCATATATCATTGGGGGCGGATTAAATTCTAATGTTAATTCTGGAGAAATTAAAAGTATAATTGCCGTATCTTATTTGAATGACGTAACCTCTTTAACTGATAGTGAAGTTACCCTATTAAACACAATTAAGAACTCTTTACGTGTAAATAACGTAGAATCTTCTACAGGTGGCGACGATGCTGAATCTAATGAAGAGATTAGACAAAATGCTATATTGAATTTTTCTACTCAGAATCGTATGGTTACCGAAGATGATTTCTTGTTGAGAGTTTATGCTTTACCACCACAACTTGGAAATATCGCAAAAGCATATGTTCAAAGCAATTTGACGAGAGAAGTACAATACAATGGATTAATTACAGGTGTAGTAAATACACAGAATAATTCTACAGTTGATTTAACTCCTTTAAATCCACTTGATAGAAGAAAATTCTTACAATCAAATAATCCACTTACGAATAATTTGTACCTTTTAGGTTATGATTCAAATAAAAATCTAACTCAAATTAATCCAGCAACACTTCAAAACTTAATTGCATATTTACAAAATTATAAGATCTTAACGGATAAAATTAATATAGTAGATGGGTATATTATTAACATCGGAGTGCAATTTAAAATTACTGTATTTAAAGGATTCAATAAATCGGAAGTATTAAATAACTGTATTCAATCCGTAAAGAGCTTTTTTGATATTGATAACTGGAGTTTCAATCAACCAATTAACCTTAGTCAAATCAACTTTGAAATAATGCAAAACGAAGGTGTGCAGTCTGTGAGTGAAATTGCGATCAAAAATTTAACGATTGATGATGGCAATTATTCACCTGTTGCTTATGATATAAGCATTGCAACACAAAACAATATTGTATATCCACCAAAAGATCCAGCAATATTTGAAGTTAAATATATGGATTCTGACATTAAAGGACTTGTAGTATAATATGCATACATTTATTTATCCATCTCAAGACACTTACATAAATAATTCACCAGAATTCATTGATAAAAACTTTGGAATTGATGAAATTTTGGAAATTTATGCATCCAACAAAGGTACTACAACTGTATACACCGATCCTAATTGGCATCCAGCTCCAGTTACTGCATCATCATATGGTAACAATGGTTGGTTAGCTTATACCACATCTTCGTTGTTTATTTATTCGGGAAGTAAATGGTATTCATACAATTTAACTTCATCCGTTATACCATTCACATCATTTATAGCTAATTTTACAGGTAGATTGTCTAATGTAACAACCGTTCCTAGAAAGTCACTTTATATTTCTGGATCAGCAACACTTGCAGCTGGAAGATTTGTTGGAAGTATCACAGGATCAAATTGTGTGAGTAGATCTTTCAGTGGTAGTTTTTCAAGTTCAAGTTTTAAATCGATCATTAACACCAACACCTCAAGTGTGTCTTATTTTGTTAATGTAACAAATTTCACCGGGTATTTTAAAGGTCAATATAGCGGTTCATTTACTAGACCATCTACAGCAACTTATTTAAATTATCCTGAATTCTCTAGAACATTACTTAAGTTTGATATAAGTGAATTAAGTCAGTCTATATCAAGTAATAATATTAGCGGATCAAATATTAAATTTACACTCAACTTAAAATCGTGCGGTGCTAGAAACTTGCCACTAAACTATAAAATTTATGCGTATCCAATTAGTCAAAGTTGGAACAATGGAAACGGTAGATATGCAGACAACGGATCTCAATTGGGTGCTAGTTGGAATTATAAAAATTATGATGGAAACGGTATTTGGTATGGTAGTCAAATCACAAACAGTTACACACAGGTAGACTATTTGTTGACCGCATCGTATTCAAGTGCTAGTTTTCAAAATCAAGGCGGTACATGGTTTTATAAGGTTCCGGCTACATATACCAATAAACCAAAATGGATTTGTAATTCTTCTAAATATCCATCTTTAGTAAACTCAAGTTTAATTTGTAGTCAATCTTTTAGCTACGGACAACAAAGTGACATTTCTATGGATATAACTAGAATTGTTAGATCTTGGTTATGTGGATGTGTACCTAATCAAGGTTTGGTTTTAATAAGTTCTTTAGAGATTTCTACTCCGCCATTACAACAAACAAATGGGTTGTTACAGTTCTTTAGTAGAGATACAAATACCATTTATAGCCCATATGTTGATGTAGCTTGGGATGACAGTGTATTCATAACCGGAAGTTTGAAGCCTGTTTCTGGATCAATTCAGAATTTAATTACATTGAACTATTTGAAAGATGCTTATAAAGCTGGTAGTTTACCTAAGATTTATGTATTTGCTAGAGATAGATATCCATTAAAGAACTTTCAAAAAGCATATCAACAACCAGTAATGGTGACTCCTAAATATCTTCCTACGAGTTCTTATTATATGATTAAGGACGCTGAATCAGAAGAAGTTTTAGTAGGATTTGATCGATATACGAAGTTGAGTTGTGAACCTAATAATGGAAATTATTTCAAATTACAAACAACTGGTTTACCACAAGAAAGATATTTGAAAATATTTATTAAAGCTGAATATGCTGATGGAACCGTTGACATTACGGACACTCAGAAAATATTTAAGATAACAAGATAACATGGCAAATATCCCACTAAATTATGATGTTGCGGTTGATGAAGTATCAGCTTTTAAAAACTTTGGTACATTTACCAATAATGCCGATTCATTTGGAAATCTACAACTAGTATACTCAGTAGCACAATCCGTTAATGCAAATGTTAACTATGTAAAAGTACCATTAAAAACGTTTGTCTATAATGAAAACAAAATTGTGGATTCAAATTCATCAGATTTTACAGAATTACAGACGCCCGAAACTCAGCAAAAGCAAAATATAAACGACGTATTGCAACAATATAATGAATTATTGGCCGAAAATAGAATTTTGAATCAAACGGTTAACGAACTCGTTGAAAAATATGAAAACAACGATGATAAGCAAGTAATTGATGCACAAAAGAACACTATATTAAATTTAAGAATTCAGTTGGGACAAGGAAAAGTTCCTTCGGATTTCTCAGATGACTTTCCGTTTTTACCACTAGTATAATATGCCTTACGATTATTTAACAATCAATGAACAAGATTTATCTTACGGTATAGTAAGTGCGTCTTATTTATCCAGCGATTTACAATCGTTGTATGAACAACAGATCGTGGACAATGAAGCATTCTTTGGTGACACGAATGATGATATTATTGAACTAAGCATTTATAATAGCAATCAACAACCAATTTTATTTAACAGAATAATTCCAAGTACAACTTTTAGTATTGTAGAATCGAGTTATAGAGATATTAATAACCAACCACAATCGTATAAAGTAGCAAATCCATTTACAAATTATGCTTTGAATAATAATGACTTGTTATTACATACTCAATTTGATTTAAGAATAAATGAATTAAGTCCTGGTTTATATTATGCTTTATATAATCCGATAAGAAATATCGCTGGAAATCCTACAAATAAATTATTCATTAAAGAAATTTCTCCTAGTAGAACTGAAATTCGTTTATCGTTTGCATTCAATACAAATCTAAATGAAACCAATAGATTAGATTCTGTTAAAATATCAGCATTTGCAGATAAAAAGTTTGTATTTTTACAAATAATAGATGAAATTATTCCGATTATCAATAACAATACTATTGATACTAGTTTTAATTTGGAACGTAATAATTTTAATTATTTTAAATACGCAGAATTATTAGGTTTTAAATCAGTCGCTGAATTGCAAGAGTTCATCGACTCCACATATGTTGGATATGATAAGAATATAAATTTATCATTTGATCCCGATTCAGTTGTAAGTCAAAATGTTAAGTTTGTTGGTATAGCAGAACAATTAAGAAATTTCGTATATCAATACAACGAAACTGAATTTAGCCGTGATGAAATATTGACTGCGTTTCAAATTATAGTTACTAAAGTAAGTCAAGATGCAATTCTACAACGTACAACACTAACCGACGTAGATCTACAAGAAACATTAAACGTATTCGTACAAATAATTTTCGGAGATTGGTTATCTCCAAAAACAACTGAGTTGTTAACAAATTATTACGATAAGTTTTATGGATTCTTTAAAAATGCTTTAAATTTTGACAACGGTAATTTGGTTAAATTTTTAAATCATACAAGTTATATAAATCCAGTTGATGGTAGAGTAAATGTACAGATTAAATTGGACCAACCTCTTCCATTACAATATAGTATAAAAGATACTTGTTGGATATCAAACATTTCTTTATCACCATTATATTTCAAAACCAATTTATATACGGCACCTATATCTAAAAAAGTTTATTTGAATGGTGTTAATTTCAGTGTGGTAACTCCAACCGTAAACCCTACGAATGATAAGTTTGACGATAATAAATCAAATACATTATTTGCAGCAGAGTCTCGTTTACAACAAAAAATAAACGATTTATTAATAAATTACAGTGATTTTAGTAACTTTATCAACTTTTCGTCAGCTGAGTTACGAACCAAGATTGCTAAAAGTAAGTTATCTAAGTATGAATCGTATGACGTTACTAAAGCAACGATTAAAACCAAATCATCGGCTACAACAAACGTATCGATTTCGGCTTCATATTCACAAGATTTAAAGATTGTTATTGAGGAACAGATTTCTTTACTTGATAGTTTTGATGAATATGAGTCATATTTGTTTTACTATACAGGAAGCATTGATGACAAACTAGATCAAGGTGTTGACTTTGATAAAAACAATTTCAATAGTCTATTTTATCAATTGCCTGACTATATTAAGAGCGAGTCTGTTTATGGTGATTATGTAAAGTTCACAGCAATGGTTGGTCATTTTTTCGATAATATTTTGGTATTTATCAAAAAGTTTCCTAAGTCATACCCAATTGATTATAATGATAATAATCATTATCCAAAAAATTATATCGAAGAGTTATTAAATAATTTTAACTGGGATGTTACGAACGTTAAATTTAATAAAAGCAACATTGCACAGTTATTGTTTGATCAAAATCAATTGACCGGAAGTTTATCTTCATCTTACTTTACGTATGCAAAGTCTATTTTCAATCGTATAACCAACAATTTACCTTACATTTATAAGACAAAAGGTACATCTGATTCTTTTAACTTGATTCGATCTATATTTGGCGTTTCTTCAGATTTAATCAATGTAGTTGAATATACAAGTCCGGACGTATTGGCCAATAGAAATGTATTTTATGACTTTGATGACATAATATATGCTACTAAGTTTGATAACAACCAATACATCAAATTTAACTTTACAGGAAGTGAATATAAATTGTTTGCAGGACAACAGTTTTATAGTGGAAGTATAAGTGGAAGTGTAAACAGTCAAATAACACGTTCATGTGTAGAAAGATTTACAGGTGTATCTACAATCGAAGGTACATTTAGATCAAATCAATTCACACAGTATAATTTTAGAGATAGAATTCCATTAATTAAAAAGATAAGAAATAAAAAGGTTGATTGGCAAATTTATCTTTATAAGACTACACAAGCACAATCTGCAAAATTAGTATTTGAGTTTACTCCTAAAGAGTCTTTAACGACATCTAGTATATCTACTATTGAACTGCCTTATTTAAATGGTGATTTCTATACGTTCATGTTAAGAAAACAACCAAATGATACTATTGAGTTTGATTCTTTATACACAATTACACAATCATACAATTTAACACAATCACTGACCTCTTCAGCAGCTGATAAATTTGTTCCTCACACGTATACATTAAAGGTAAATCAGTACTATGGAAGTCAGTTGAATTTTACGGATGTTAAAAAGAAGACTATATTGTACAATCAAAATCAATTCTTTTCTACGGGAAGTTATTATGTAGGTAATTATTCTAGTTCAATTTATTTCCTAGGAAACATCGATAAGATTAAAGTTGAAAAGTATGCTTTGAGTGATAGTGATTTTCAAGAACATTCTTATAATCTAAATTCTATTTCTATACCTGAAAAGGGATTGATATATGAGAATATGTATTATTTGTGGTCATTTGATACTCCTGTTAATTTATATACACAAGGAAGTGTATATACAGTCGTACCAAATCAAAACTATAAATACACAAATACATTTAGTGCGTATAATTTCGATCAAGATTTAATTGCACGTGGGGTACCATATTGTGATAGTGCATCAGTCGATACATTTCCATATCAATTTGAGAAGTTTAATGTTAAACAGGCTATTAATTCAAATAGATACGGACCCAATTACAAGGCAAATGCTAATATAAATAAAATTGACCAACGTGTTAGTTCAAACTTGGTTCCATATGAATACTCTACGTATACTAACGATATTTTAGGAAGTGATTCTAATCTAATTGGATATTATATATCTCCATATAGTTATTTAAACACTAAAATTGAAGACTTTTTGGGTAAGGAAGGAATTAGTGATATAATCGGCGATCCAAAATATTTAACGGCAAGAAATTATCCTGAATTAAAGTTGAGACAAAAAGAATTTGCAGCTGCAAATATTAAGTACACATATCCACAAGAATATTATACCACTTATAGGTTTTATATTGACTTTTCTATTTTTGACTTTGTTAAAAAGTTGACACCAACTCGTAGTACTTTAAAAACCGGCTTGTTGTTAGAACCATCAATATTTGAACGTGTAAAATTTAACTATAAAGATGCTGTATTTTCTCCGTTGGATCCAAATACAACTTCAAGTTTAATTTTGTTTAATATCAATCCTAAATTTACATCATCCTTACTTGATACGAATGATACTTCTAGTTACTCAATTATAGATATCACTGGTATAAACAGTCTTAAGACCGATAACAACACACGTAACTTTTCATTGTTTGAAGTTAAGGACATTGTGGACGATAGAGACTTTATCTTTGCTAAGTATGGTAAGAATGTATATGTAAACTCCAACGGTTATAATGTACGTAATGTAGTTAAATATCCAACCAACGATTACTATTTATCCACAAATAATACAGGATCAGCAATCGTCACATTTACATCAAGTTATGATTTGATTCAATCAATTGGATCAGGATCCGGTGAATTATCAAATCAAATAACTGGAAGTAGATCTCTAAAAAATCTTTATAGTGGATCGTCCGGTAATGGTTATTCAGAAAGACATTTGAGCAAATTTGTAAGAGTTGGTTCTAGAGTTAAAAAACAGGCTGTCTCTGGGTCTTTCTATAAGATAGTTAACGGCATTAAACTAGTTTCTAACGGAGCATTGACATATTATACATATGTTAAGGGTCAAAATGACGCTTCTACAACAGTTAACCGTAAAGGATTGCCAAACGGAAGTTCTCCTATTATTACAATACCAGGATTCTTGAGTGTAGATATTGAAAGTGATAATTTCCCTAAGTATGGTACTCTAACTGGTTCAGCCGGCGCTCCAAATAGTTTGTTCGTACAACAACCGTTAACATGTTCTACATGTACTAGTGCTAGTCTGAACAATTATATTATGAATTTATAACACATTTTTTGATTAAAAACCGAAAACGATTGATAATTATTTAATATATATGGCATACCTTAATAACAACGTTCTTACCGTCAACGCAATTTTGACAAAAAAGGGTCGTGAAGTATTGGCAAAGACGGGCGGATTGAACATTACAGCTTTCGCTTTAGCGGACGATGAAATCGATTATACACAATATAATCCAACACATCCGATGGGCAGTGCATACTTTGATATTGCAATTCGTAATACTCCGATTATGGAGCCTGTTACAGACGAAACTCAAACTATGAAATACAAGTTAGTAACACTCAATGATGGTGTTACTTCTGTACCAACAATCAGTATAGCGCCACCTGTAATCTCCGTACCACGTACATATACGGCGGCAATTGACATCGTTCCTAATACAAGTCCTGTTTACAACGTAACTTTGGGTTATACAGCTATTTTGGCAAATAAAAATGTTGGTACACTTGTAGTAACTGAAACAAATAGTTTGAATTCAGCTACAGCGACAATTCCTACATTCTCAGGCGATCTTGCTTCACAAGCATCTCAAGTTGTTGTGGGTAATAAGTTCAGATTTATACCAAACGGTTCATTGTCAAAGACAACCACAACAAATATTACACTGATTGGTAATGAAAGTGGTGGTAGTGCTTCAATCAACGTTACTGTAAGCGTTCCAACTACGAACTAATAAATTATGATATTTACTCCATTTACTCCAGACGATATAGTAGCAGGTAGAATTAACCAAGTATCATCGGGTATGTTTGGTACTGGTAGTTTGACCGTTGCACAATCTACATTTACCTCGGCATCAGCACAAGCTAACGTGTTGACCGGTTCAAGTCCTTTTGATGTTAAAAACGGACAGTATTATATTGACGTTTATAGCGGCGGAGATCAATATTTTTCCATCACATACGGTGATTACTATAATTCTGGTAGTAGTTATTTTGACTATTCTGGTCAAAGTATAGCTAAGGTATTTACCAATGAAACAAAGGTAACATATACTCAATATAAGAATACCTTATTACAACCTGGAGATACCTATTTTAGTTTTGCTTCTAGTAGTGTAGATTCAGCGGTAGATAGTTCTGCAATTTTTGTAGTTAATTATGTAGCAGATAAATTCCAAGATCAAATTGACCCAGGTCAAATCCAAATAAATCTTACCGGATCCCGTGGACAATATTCTTATATAGATGATTCTCAGGTGGTAAATACACAACAAAATGTATACAATTTAATTTCAGGATCAATTGTTAACGGTGTACCTACACCATATACAAAAGGCAGCACTGTAACCGCTGTTTATGAAGGAATTGGATTGTTTTATCCAACTACAGGCATCGTAGTTTTTAATGCAATCAAATTGGATGCTAAAGTCGGCATTACTCCTACAAGTCCAAGTGGCAGTCCTCAGATTACATCTACAAGACCATCAAATGCTACATCAACACAGTTCAAAAATTATTGGAGAGATTGGATTCGTAAATTCTATAATAGTTTAAGAAGATCAACTCGTAATATGGCCGTGAGAAAGAGTGAATTTGTACCTTCCACCAACTATTTTATCAGAGTTAAGAACAAAGAGTTTAATTATAGTAACAATCCAACATTCGTTTCGGATGGTACGGACGGTTTAACAAAAGGTACAATTATTTATCCTCAATTAATTAGTAATCCAACCACTTATATTACTACCATCGGTCTATATGATTCTAATAACGAATTATTGGCCGTAGGTAAATTAAGTAAACCTACACAAAAAACATTTGATAATGAATTGTTGATTAAGTGTAGAATTGATTTTTAATTTAAATAAGTTTAATTTTTCCTATTTATATTGGGATGATTAAATTTCTCAAAAATCAAGATATACAGATTACTACATTTGCAGTAGCTAAGAAAAAGGTTTCTGATAATATATTTTACGACCTCATTCTAGCTAGTGACGGTACGTATGATTTTCCGTTGCTCATTCCTATACAGGAATGTGATTACAACTACAATAGTTTACAAACAGGATCGTTTGCTACAATTAATTATGTATGTGATGGTTCAACATACAATACAAATGGATTTTTAGCCTGCTCTCCATTTACTGATCAAAACAATCCGTCTTTCAGATTAGGTTTATATATACCTTCAAGTTCTGTATTTTACCCTGTTGGTGACCCAAATTATAATCCTCTTACAAATCCTACTAATTTGGACGGAACATATCAAGGACAAGTTTATAATACAATAAAAAAGATGTATTATAATAATTATAACAATGCATACCAACAGTTTGGTTTTGACGGATATGATACATCGTTAGCACAATTAAATCTTGACGATAAGTTTGTAAGTTATACACTCAATGTTACTCAAAGTGGTGATCGCATTAGACCAAAAAGCATTTTAATAAACAACCAAACCGGCGATATAGTTGCATATATAGCCGACGATGGTAACCACAATTTATATTTGTCAGGTTCATATTTTGTAAATGGGTTTGAATTGAACACCAACAATACATCATCAACAGTTAACTATTTTTATCAAGGCATCGGTAGATATCTATGTGGATATCTATGTGATATACCAAGTCCAGTACCAAGTCCGGTGCCTAGCCCAGTACCAAGTCCGGTGCCTAGCCCAGTACCAAGTCCGGTGCCTAGCCCAGTACCAAGTCCGGTGCCTAGCCCAGTACCTAGCCCT